TATAACCTCGGTCGCCGTCTTTACCTGCCCGCCGTCAAAGGAGAAGTGTCCACGCGAGAAGCCAACCTGTATAGCGTAGATGTCAAGCAATGTTTGGATAGCAAGTTTGATTTCCTCGATGCGAAGCTCCACTGAGTTGTCCTGTATCTGCAGGCTGTTATCCTCGTCGATATTCAGGCCAACAAACACCTCGTCGGTCGGGTCAAAGTATTTTATTGGCTTTCCGTCCTCACCAATAACCGAACGGATTGCACCCTCGGGAACAATGATGCGTTTCTTGCCGAGCACCATCTCGCTATTGAGTGAATCAAAGGCGATGTCTAGGGCTTTGAGTGTATCCATTGCGTTCGCGTAGATGGAAACGCCTAGCGGTGATTCTGGGTCAAAGTTATTCGCAACGTGTGGCCGGATATAAGTGAACAGCGGAACCTGCGTTGCGATGAATGTTTCTTTTTCCACGCCGTCTGGCAATCTGACCTTCTGATTGGTCGTGCGGTCATACATTTCGTTGGTGATAATATATCCGCCGTCAGTCTTGCGGTGTGTTTCCACCAGCATGAGTTTTTTGTCGCCCTGCACAAGGTTCGACACAAAGTGCGCATCAGTCACGCGCGTATTATCCCATGACAGCGGTACGAAGTTCTGTGCCTTCACGAAGTCAATCAGAATACTCTCGCCGTCGGAGCGGACCTTCATAGCACCGCCACCAAGGGCAAGGGTGTACTCGGATAACTCGGTCAGGTTCTTGGTAAAGTTGTTTGCCTCAAGCACGTCAAGCACTTTCTGGTTACCTTTGTACTCCGGTGGTTCGCTGAATACCAACGAGTTGAGTTCAGCGCATGACACCTTCGCCATATTCATGGTAAGTCGCCGTCGCTTGCGTGTACGCCCGTCAACGGTGCGGTACATATAATCCAACCAAGGTGCTTGCATCTTGTATACGTCAAACCACTCGTTGATTGCATCGTCGCGATTTGCCACTTCCGCCGGAATGTCGTTCAGTATCTTTTTCCACATGCTTTTAATCCTCTCAAATATGGTCATACCATCAATTCCCTATATTTCCCTTCAAACGAATATTCAAAGGAGTCTAGGCTGTCCACGTTGCTTGTACCATCGTCTAGCCGTTCTTCCTTCATGCCTTTCGGGTCCCACACCGCATTCTCTATCGCGTCAATCAAGTGCTTGCACCGCTTATGAATAAAGGCGCGGTCGCAAGCGAACAGGTAGTCAAGCAAGCGTATGCGGTCAACAATCTTTATCTTCTTGCTACCATGTACGTTCAGCACACCGATGTTGCGCATGGATTTAAGGATCAACTGCTCGGCACTATCAACATATCCGTCCTGTATAGTATACAACGCTTTTTGTTTTTCCGCAAACACTTTGAAGTTTTTCAAAATGTGTTCGGTAGAAACGTTCTCCTTGTCGTACAGTTCATCTAACGCAGCTATGGCAAGTTTGCCGTCCTTCCAGAAGAAGCCGGTGACCACGTAGCTTGTTGCGCTCTTGTTTCCGCCGATGTCAGCACCAATAATGGCGAACAAAACGTCCTTCGGGTTCTCACGTATGATATGCCTGTCGCGGTCAAAGCTCGTATATATTGCGCCCTCGGCACGCACACGCCGACCTAGGATATACCTCTGATAGAACACGCCGGTATATTGGCGTTCTAGTTCCTCTTTGCGCTCGGCTGTGATTGCGGGGTTGTCGTCGAGGGTGAAGTGGTGGTAGTGATAGCCAGGTAAGTTGTCGGCAAGGAATTTATCAAGGTATCGCTCGTATATCGGATGCGATGGAACGTCAGGGTTTAGCGTCCAGAAGTTCTTACGGTCAGTGGATGCAAGCGAACGGTTAAACGCTTCAACGATAAAATCCTGATGGTGCAAGTTTATTTCATCCGCATACCATCCGCCGATGGTCATGCCACGAATCTTTTGGAATGATCGGATATTATCTCCACCGACGTAATAAATCAGATTGTCAAAAAGCTGTATATACTTTGAACCGTCGGTATCGGTCTTTTGTTTTGCACCGGTTAACGACACAAAGCCAAAGTCACCGACAATGCAGTTACGGCTGATACTACCCATCGTTGCGCCACTCATGAGAAACACGCGTTCGGGTGACATGATGATATATGAAGCCCATGCAAGAAGCGACGCCGATGTTTTAGACGAACGTACAGCACCCTCCCAAACGTTAAGAAAGCCGGTCTGCTCAATAGAGTCTTTTACCTTTTGATTGAACTCTAGTAGCTTCATTCTTTACCCAACGCGCTTTTGAGTGCCATAAGGATTTTCTCATATCCATTGTCTGAATTGTCATCCGGTTTATCACGCCATAGTTGCGGTTGCCTGTTCTTTAACCAGAAGATACAAGAGGTTGGGTCTGGTGGATAATGCCTAATTGTTGGCACGATAAGAGCCTCGCCGTTGTTGTTGAAAATCTTATCTTCTTTATGGTTATATCCAACTGCTCTATGGAATAACGCATCAGCTACGCGAGCATCGGCTTCTAGCTTGCCGGTCTTTAGGGACTCAAAGAAATAGGGTTCTCTTCTCTTCCAATTGTTTATTGTTTGTTCTGTTACATTGAAAAAATCCGCTAACTCTTTGTCTGTAGCACCAAGACGGCACAGCTTTACCACTTGCTCATTATACTCTGTTTTGTATTTTGTTGGCTGTCCGCGCTTTGCCATGCTACAATGTTACCCCTCTTTACCGTATTCGTCAACAACTTTCATCGCTTCATCCAAACTATGCACCACGCAATAAATCCTGTTGTGTTCTTCACACCGCTTTTGGAATCGCTTCTGTGCTTCGCTTTGTCTGCCTTTCGGTGTCTTGACTTCCATGTATATGGTTTTGTCGCCGATCCACAGAATCAAATCCGAGACACCTGGCCTAAGCCCCATTGATATGAGGCGGCCCATGGCTTGCGGGCCGGTTTTTCTTTCGTTAGGAACGGAAAACACGAAGATACCGAGGATTTGCAAATATTGGACAATGGCGGCTTGGATTTTTGCTTCTAAATGGTTCACGCCGTAACCTCCCATATCCCACACGCCGCAGCAACGGCTTTCTCTAGCTGCGCGCCCCTGCTGTTGGTTATATCATTGACAAAGTATATCGCGTCGCACTTAAGCAACTCCGCTATATCGCGTCGCATGTAATCTTCGTAACTGTCTGCTACCACCGAGCAAGGGTTGAAGCAATTCGGGAAAAGTTTTTCTGCCTTAGCAAAGTCCTCGCGGTAGTCGGCTTTGCCTGTGATTGCGCCGGATAGGTAGACGCGTTCGCGTCCTTTCATTTGCCACCGCACATTTTCCTCCACCGTACCGCGAAGGTGTCCGTCCTCTTGCATCTCTTTAAACAACGCGCGGTGAAAGTCTTGGTCGCGCTCGTAAATTCTATGCTCCACCGATTTGTCAAAAATTTCCGTACCGTTGGGGTGGCCTGTCATGAAAGAAAACAACATAACCTTATATGCGTTTCCCTCGTCTGATACAATCTCACCTTGATACCTAATCTTCCCATCCTCTAGAATGTGAATCAACTTTCCAACCATGTTTTCCTCCATGAAAAAAGAGACGTCCGATAGGGCCGGAGTGGTGAGTTCCGCGAGCACGCTACACGGCCATGCTACCCTATCGAAAATCTCTTTTTTACGCCGTGTAGATTTCCCGACAGTCATCAACTAACGATACATATATCATACCACACATTCCTTATTTTTTAAACCCTTAAAGTCCCTAGGTTGCTGTGGTCCCTCCTCCCTCACCCTAAAGGGTTGAGGGAGAGGGAGGGACCCATTTCAGCACCTTTTTCCGCATACTCCCTATTTCTCCCTAGGGACCCTTTAGGGACTTTTAGGGACACTGTTTGATGATAGCAAAAGAGCCGACTTCCTCACCTCGTCAACAACGACCCAACCATCCATAAAAGACTCAATGATGCGGTGGTTTATAAGCGTCCCGATAAGGTCGTTTGTGCGACTTGGTGTCATGTAGTTCTTGATGGTTCTCTCGCTCTTATCTGGATGATCCTTTACCAATTGTAGCCGCATATTCTCGCGCGATAGGTACGGTGAACCGCCGCGCGTATCTCGCCCCATAGCCGTCCAAGCGTTCTCGAAATATCGGTAAAACTCTTCTACCTTGCTGGATTTTTTTGCCTGTCGCTCTTCGTCGTCCTCTTCTACGATACAGCTTGTTTTCATGCTTCCAAACTTGCCGATACCCATTTCAACGGAGGTTAACTTGAACGGTATTTCTAGTCCTGTGGTTCCAAGCTCACGTTGCTTTGACACCTTCGCCGTCTTGCGCCCTTGCTCGTCGCTGGTAATCTCTATCTCGGCGTCGATGTGGGCCGGCATGCCAGACCATCCACGACTACCGCGCTCCTTGTTTTTTCCGCTATGGTGGATAATCAACACAGACGCGCCTGTCTCGCGCGCTACGGCGTCGAACTTCTCCATAACCGGCCCCATGTCCTCGCCGGTGTTTTCATTCGCTCCTGCGCTCATGCGTGCGAGGGTGTCGCCGATGATAAGTCTTACGTTTCCGATTTCCTTGCATAGGTTCACAATATCTACAACGTCGCCATTGTTGGTGTAAAAGTTCAGCGGCATAGGGACCACATAGAAGTTGGATAAATCTGTTTCTTGGTATCGCTTTATCGCTTGTAAGCGGTCGCGGACCGTTCGAGGTGCTTCTGTTGCAAGGTAAAGAACGTTTCCTTTGTCGGTATGTTTGCCGAAGAACGTTTGCCCGCTGTTTACAGCTGCAGCCAGCGCGATAGCGAAGAATGTTTTACCGCTATGGGATTCGCCGTATAGCATGGCAAGCGTGGAGGACGTGATAAGATCCTCAACTATTTCATCCGGTGCTTCGTATTCGTCTGCTATCTCATTTCCAGTGAATACCTGGAGGCGGGTGTAGATGTCTGTGTCTGTGCAAAGCAAACTTGCTAAATCCCCACCACCTTGTACAAAGTCATTCACATCACTAGCTACCGGAGAAACAATCACGCGTGCGCCGTATTTAGCAGCCGCTTGTTCGGCATAATTCTGACCCACCCCGCTTGCATCGTTATCAGCAACAATCGTAATTGACGCCGTGGGGAACTTTGCGCGTATGGTTTCGGTCACCGGCGGAATGTTACCCGCGCTATAGGTGATTATCACCGGCTTGTGGATTGCTTCGTAAATGGTCGCACCTGTGGCGAAGCCCTCTGCTATATAGATATCGTTCTCCGGCTCCCCTAGCGTAGCGTAACAGCCCTTTACCGCCCCGCCCTTGTGGAACATCTTACCACCTTCGCTATCTATATATTGCAAAGATGATATGATCCCGTCGGCGTTATACATCGGCGCAATCAGTCTACCATCGCCGGTGATACGTAGGATATGCGCCTTTACGCCCTTGCGCTGCAAATAGGGATGCTTGCTGTCCGCTATACCGGCGTCGGTCCATATGCGTTGTGCTACTTCGGCAGCGTTATC